GGACGACCGTGCCGAATTCAACGCCGAGCGCATAGTCATAGATTTGCCCGCTGCCGCTGCGGTGCGTGGTCAACGGCCCGCCCGCCATCACCAGCACCGCGACGCGGTGGCGGTTGCCATATTTGGCGGTGATGTTGCGCCGGCGGATTGATCGTTTCAGATTGCCGCTGTCGACCGGCACGGCGCCGCGCATGTTCTGCATCAGCTCCTCGGCCTGGCGCGTGATGTTGTCCTCAAACGAGCCGAGCAGTTGATTGCGGAAATTGATCATGTCGGTTTTGAACCGCTTCACCGTTGGATTGCCGCTATAACTCATGGGTTGGCGATCCACGGCACCGCGCCGCTATTGTCGAGCGTGACGTCGACGGTGACTTTCTGGCCGCGCTCGCCGCCATAGGTCAGCGTCGTCAGGATAAACAAGCCCTGCCAATGGCCCAGCTCGGGATGATCGAGCGTCACCTGGCAATTGCGCAGCAGCGCCGACTGAAACCAGGTATTCCAGACGTCGAAACTTTCCACCGCCATGACGCCGTTACCAGAGACTTGTGCCGACAGGCCGTTAACGTCCTTGGCTTCCCAGGCCGGCGCCTCGGGATCATCGCAATCCGGGATCAGCGTTGTGTTGGTCGAGGCCGTGAACGAAATGCCGCGGGTGGTAAGGCCGCATGGCTGGTCGAACACTTCCGGGCTGCCGCCGTCGCCGATCAAGATCCACAGTTTGGTGCCGGGGAGAACAGTAGGTTGGGCCATTAGGGTTTCTCCAATAAAAAACCCCCGCCGCGAGGCGAGGGTTTGGTTGCCATTGGTATTTGCGGCGACTAGACCGGTTGCAGTAGTCCGTGGAAATTCAGGATGCCGTGCCGGGTGATGCCGTCGGGATCGCGCACGTAGCGAACATCGACGAATTCAAAAACCACCAGTTGGTAGCCGTCGACCGCGAGCGGCTTGTCGTCGAGCGCGGCCAGCACGTCCGACGCGATGCGTTTGGTTTCCGGGTAGCCCGTGGTGCGCGACCAGACATCGACTTGCGGAAACACTTCGGCGCCGTCGATGCAGTCGGCCTTGTCGGGGATCACCTGGCAGTCGCCGACGGTGACATAGGGAAACGCCGCGCCCGGCGGCACCTGGTCATAGACCGTGACCCCGGCGGCGGTCATCGCAGTGACCATGGCCTTTTGCAGCGGCAGGCTCGGGTCACTCACACCGCCACCCCGGTTTCGGCCAGCATGTCGATATAAAAACCTCGGCGGCCGTCGCCGAGCAGCGGATCGATCGCGGTTCGCACGTTGTATTCGGCACCGTTCTGGTCGGTGGCTTTCCAGTCGACCGTGATCTTTTTGGTGTCCGGCGACTTGCGCACCCGGATCACGACAGGCTGGCGGCCGGCCAGGCGTGCGGCATCCACCGCCTCGCCGCCGAGCCGCGGAAAAATCCCGGCCGCCACGGTGAAGCGATCAATCCAGCCGGTGGTCGGGTTGCCGTATTCGTCCGACGTCTTATCGCGTTCGGAAAACGTGACGCGATAGCGCAGCGCGCCGGCGCCGTCGGCAACGGCCAGTCTAGGCGCGAGCGCCATTGCTTACAGCGTAACGCCCGGCACCTGGATATCGACCGCGATCACCGTGGTCGATTTGGCCAGGCCAACCAGCACGACGTTCATGCCCGACACCACGTCCGCGCGCGGACAGATCGCACCCGCCGCCCCGGATAGAAAATAGTCCGTCCCCGCGACGACGGTCGCGCCGATCGTAATGTCGCCGGAAGTCAGGAACGCGATCGGCTGGTTCGGCGAGGCGCCGTGCAAGGCAATTCCGGCCGGCTTGCGCAAGGTGACGTCCACCGCGTTGTTGTCGGCCAGCACATATTTTTTGCTGGTGGCATCTTTGACGATCAATTGACCGGCCAGCAGGGTAACGCCGGCGGTACCGTCGGCGCGCATGGCGTTAGAGCCGGCAACGACGTTGGCCGGCGTGATGACTAGATCAACCATGGCTAGGTTCTCCGTTTGCGAGGTTTGAAGGCGGGGCTTGCGTCGCGCGTCAGATAAGTGCCGGCCGCCTCGGGGGTCATGATGCGGCCGGCTCCGTTGCGCTCGATCTCGCGCGCGGCGATTTCGAGCACGCGGGTGTAGGTGATGCCGCCGTGAAACCGGATCGTCTTGCGGCGGTGCGGCCGGTAGTCGTAATCGCGGAACAGCTCGACGGTTTTCATACGTACATCCGTCGCCAGGTCGCCACCACGTCGAGCATCCAACCAGGCGTTTGCGCTTCGCTGCCGGCCACCAGAATTTCGCGGTGTTCATAGATGTGCGCGGTGTAGCGCAGCACGATGTCGACAATGCCGGGATCGATCGCTGCGGCGGTTAGGTAGCCGCTCGGGATTGTGACGGTTAGGCCGTTGGCATAGGCGCCGACCAGGGTATTGATCTCGACGCCGTTCACGGTGTTGCCTTCGATCGAATAGCTGGCGGTGGCGTCGGTGGCGCCGATCGCCGCGGTCCATGAGTTGACCGGCGACACCGGCACCGGTGCAAATCCGTTGTTGCCGAATTCGGCCTGTGCCGGTTTCCAGGCATAGGTCACCGGGTTGACCGAAACTTCGGTGACGCGCTCAAACCAGTTGATGGCACGCGCCAGCGTCGACACCACGGTGTAATCGTCCCAGGTGCCGTCAATGCGCAGATGGCCCTTGGCATCGGACAGCAGTCCGCGCGGCAGCACCGTCAGGTCGACGGCGGCAGTCTTGCGGATACTCATGCCGCTTCCAATGCGAATTCTTTTTGCGTGCCGTTGGTCAGCACAATGATCAGCAGGCCCTGCTCGATCACGATATCGGCGATGCCGACGCCGGCCGGCCCCTGCACGCCTGGCGCCCCGCGCTCGCCCATCTCGCCCTTGTTGCCGCGCTCGCCCTTGTCGCCCCTGGCGCCGGCCTTGGCGCCCAACATCCACCCGTCCCCTGGCAATGATCCGGGATTGTCGACCTTGGCGCGCCATTCGCTGCCGTTAAAGGCCACCACGTCCATCGCACGATAGGCCGCCGTCGAATCGTACAGGCCGCACGCGCGTCCGGGATAGCCGGCCTCCCCTACCGGCCCTTGCGGTCCCTCGGCGCCCGGTGGCCCGCACTGGCCGTCCTGGCCCCGTTCTCCGATGGTCCCGTCGCGCCCGTCGCGGCCGGGATCGCCCGGCAGACCCTTCTCGCCGACTGGTCCTGGCAATCCTTGTGGTCCTTGATCGCCGGGCAGACCTTTCTCGCCGCGATCGCCGACGATGCTATCTCCGGGCGGTCCCGGTTCGCCGCGCATCCCGACGTCGCCACGGTCGCCTTTCTCGCCGCGCTCACCGGGCGGGATCACGATCGCCGCCACCTGAGCGGCCACCATGTCGCGCACCCGCATATCCAGCCCCATGAACCGGGTTTCAATGACGTTGCCGTATTCGTCGATCCGTTCTCTTAGCCTGGCCAGGTCAGCGGCAATAACAGCGTCGGCCGCGGCGCGCGCCTTCTCCTCGTCAATTACTACCTCGGCAACAGCGCGCATCAGCGCGCGATCAGGCTGCGCGGACATCCGTCATTTCCCGTCTGATGCTGAAACTATAAATCGCCGTCTTCTGATCCTCGGCGGCCGGGTCATCCGGCGGCTCGGCAGCGTCGGGCTTGGTCGGCGCCGCTGGTGCGGCCGGTGCGCTCGGCGCCGCCGGCACCTTGTCCCATGCGCTTAAAGGTACGACTTGCGCCTGTAGCCGCGGCTCGGCGCCGTCGTCGGCGTCGGGCAGCCCTTCGAGCCGGCGCGCTTCGTTCGGGCTGTAGACGCCGCCCTGCACCGCGCGCGACAGGCCGTCGATCCGATCCTTGAACGCCGATCGCAGCAATGCGCGGGTGTCGTATTCGGTATATTCGCGGCCACGCCCGACCGAGTTGGCGTTAAGGTCGAGGAAGGCATCGAACGCCACCTCGACGTGGTTGATCAACCAGCCGAGCCCGGCGGCCAGCCATTCGGCCATGACGGCCTCGGCGCTTTTCTGGGTAGCGCCGCCGCCCATGCCGACCAGGATTTGCGGCACGCCGAACACCGCCGCCACCATCTGGTCGTTCAATTTTTTCTGGTCGATCACCTGCTGATCTGACGCGCTCATGGTGAGCGGCTGAAACTTGAGCCCGTTGGTCAGGATCGGCACGCCGCCGGCAGGCATGTTCTGCGCCTGGTCGGTCCAGCGCGCGCGCAGCTCGTCGACCTGCGGTTTGGTCAGCGTCATGTCGGTTGTGATCACACCGGCCGGCCGCTGGTTGGCCGCGGCTTGCGTCAGCGAGTTGTTGATCGCGCCGGTTTGCCCCAGCTCGGTCGCCAGCGCTGCCAGCCAGGTCTCGCCGACCAGCGGGTGGCGGGGCGTTGCTAATTTCACGTGAAACACATCGCGGGCCGGGATCACCAGCGAACTGCGGCCGAGGATGCTGTCGAACTGGAACAGCGGGTTGTCGCTGATCTCGTAAAACACTTCGCGGTAGGACTGGCCTTGAATGCCGATCTCACGCACCCGGCATTGCCGCGGATCGGTCCAGTGCAGCGCGGTCACCTCGGCGCGATCGTTGCGCTGCGCAATCCAGTATGAATTGCCGTTGAGCAATAGCGAGCGGATCAGGTGCACCAGGAAATCGGATGGCGTCTGGTACGGGTTTGGGTTGCGCAGCAACCGCGCCAGCGCCGACGTGGTGATGGTTTCGGTGCCACCGTTGTCCAGCTCGAGCCTATGGTAGCCGGGCAGTTGCGCGATGGCGCGGACATAGGCCCACACGCAGGCCTCGACGATCGCCGACGACGGATAGCCGCACGGATCAATATCGCACTGCCAGAAATTCCACGGCGATCCGGCCGGGATCACGCCGCCGGCGACGGTGTAAGGCCCAGGGTGCCAATTGCCCTCGCCGGCCGGGTTGGCCTTCTGGCGCGGCACGATCAGCCGCGCCAGGGATTGCAGCATGTTTGCCATTTAGGTTTTTGGTGCCGGCGCCGGCGCCGCTTTGGTGACGTAGCCGCCGGCCGGTTCTGGCGTCACGTTGCGCTTGCGCGCGACCGGCGTGCCCTCGCCGCCTTCCGGTGGCGGCGTCTCCTCGACGTCTTGCGCCGCGTCCCATTGCGCCTTCGCCCAGGCGTGCGAGGCGTCGAACGCTGCCACTCGCTCGGGCTCGTCGAGCGCGTCATGCTGATACTCGGCCTCAACAGGATTGCGCGCCCAATGGTTATTGATCGCACTTTGACCGTCGGCCGCGGTCATGGTGAGGCGCTGGCCGCGGTACGGCCCCATGATGGCTTCCACCATCACATTGCCCTCGGCGTTGGGGACCAGCGGCGCGTCGCGGGCGGCCTTCCGGCGATCGGCCTCGGCCTGTTCGCGCGCCTTGCGATCGGTCTCGGCCTGTTCAATCCGCTTCTGCTCGGCATCGGCGGCTTGCCGCTTGTTGTCGTCTGTCATGTTAATTTTCCCTTTGCCAAAAGAGGCAGCGCGGCAACGGATCGCCGCGCTGTAGTTTGGGAGCTACCAGGTAACGGCTGCGATGGTCTGCACCATGCCGGCGCGGCGCATCACCCACGAGACGTACAGAGACATGCGCACTGCCACCGCATCGGTCTGGAATAATGAGCGCATCGGCGCCGCTACGACGTTCGGCGAACCCGTGGTGCCGAGCGCCAGTGGCGTGGTGTCTTCTTCATGCAGCGTTGCATCGGTCGACACCGCAAACCGCGGACTGTCGCCCTGCGCTGAAGCAAGGTCTGCCGCGTCAACCGCGATCACGCGACCGGCCGGACAGGTTGCCGAGACGATAAAGCGAACCCCGAACTTTGAACCCGCTTCCGCGCGATCGTTGAACAGGAAATCGCCCGTCGTGGTCTGGGCAAAGCCCAGGCTCAGCGCCTGCGCCGGGTTGATAATGACAGCAATCGCGCGGCCACCACCCGCCGCGATGATCGCGCCGACCAATGCTTTAAGGTCGGCCACCATCGCCGCCGTCGCCGGCGTCGCCACCGACGCCGTGATCGGCGTCACACCGTTGAGCAGTCCCGCCGGGCGAACGCCGGCCGAGGCCGCCACCGCGTCGATCAGGTAAGTGTCGAGCGCGATCGACGTGTCATCGCTCATTGCCTGCTTGATGATCTGCTCGATCGACTGCGGGCTGTATTGTGCCATCTCTTCCGTGAAGGTCGAGATCACCGACAGCTTGGTCGGCGCCAGGCTCACCGTGGTGAAGCTTGCCCTGCGAACCGGCTTTGGCGCGGCTTCAGCAACCCAGTTGCCTGCCAGCGTTGGCGTGTTCGCCCGTACCGGGATTTTCAAAACCCCCGCGTTGCCGAACGTATAGCGCACGCCCATCGAGGCGAGCGGCAGGAAGATGCTGTCGGGAATAAGCCGGTCGAGGAACGGCAGCGTCTCGGTTGCGATCAGTTCGGCCGCCCAGGTCGCGACCGTGGTGTTCGCCGGATTGACCGCGGCGCGAAGCACCATGTTGGTGATTTCGGAGTGGTTGCCGCCCTGGTACATATCGCGCAGCGTCCGGCCTAAGTCGGGATCGTGCGCGGCTTGCGCCTTGGTCCAGGCCGCCAATGCCCGGAACTGATGATCCGAGAATTCCAGCTTGCGTTTCGCCTGTGCCGGAAGGCGGACCGGCTCAACTGGCGGCTCTGATTTAGCTGGGTTTGGCGCCAGGATTTCGCCATCGCGCGCGACCGGCGCCGGCGGCGTGGTGCGGGCTTCACTACTGCCGACCAGGATGCGCTCGGATCGCTTGTGGCTTTCCAGCTCGGTGCGCGCGGCCTCGATCTGTGCCGGCAAGTCGTCCCGGTAAGATTTGGTTTCGCTTTCGTCGAGGTTGTCGCGGCTGGCGAGTTCCTCGTAAGACGTCATCAGGGCATTGAGGTTTTGCTGCGCGGACTGGATTTTAGCCGCGATGGTTGCTGCGGTTGACATGGTTCGAAACCCTTTGGTTTCGAGGGATTGAGCGGCAGGCTTGCCATGAAAGGGTCGCTCGGGATTTTCGGATGCAGGCTTGCTGAAAAGCTCGGCGACGGTCGCTTGAGATACGTTCATCGATCGCGCCAGCGCGACCGCGTTAGGGTTGGCGGGGATACTGACGATCGAGCATTCGAGCAGCGCCTGCTTCTTGAAGCGCCACGGCCCGTAGTTTTTATTGGCCTTGTCGTTGAGTGGTTCGCGTTCGATCGGATCAAAGCCAACCGACACCGCGCGCAGAATGTCCTGCTCGACCAGCTTGCGAACACTGTCGGCAATTTCGGATGTACCTGGCGCCGCCGGATTGAACTTGCCGATCAGCCGCCCGCCCTTAACGCGAACGTCGGTCCAGTTGCCGACGACCTGGTCGGCCTTGTGGTTGAACAGCGCGATCGGATTGAACTTAGCTCCGGCCGTAAAGCTCGACAGATCCCAGCCGGCCGGCTCGATCACATCGCCGACGCGGTCGACCGAGGCGTCGCTCATGACAAATTCGCGCACGTCGGCGCCCGGCGGTGGTGCCGCCGTTACCTTATGTACAATCATTGTTCGGTTGCCTTTCGCTAGACCGCCGGCAATGTTTGGCGGTGACGCATCACGGCAGGCTTGCGCCCACGGTGTTCAAAATAGAGACCATGTTGGCCGGGAGTTGCCCCGTCGTGTCCGGCGGCACGTTGAGCAGATAGGCGCAATTTTTGCTATTGGCTCCCGCGAGATCGGCAAGAATGGTAGCCGCCGATATCGAGTTGTTGTTCGTCGATGACCAGAACCACTTATTATCCGCCCGCATAGTCTTGCACTGTTCGGAAAGCACTTTATTCCCTGACGGCATCGCACTGTTTTCAACCACGCGAAGATCGCTGGAGCTATAGGACGGAGCAAGCGGCGTGCCTTCCCATACTTTCGAGTTGTTCAAATAAAACGGGACACCGATCCCCCTGATGAAATCAGCCCGCTCTTGCGTCGAAGCCCACGGTTTGGTGTCGCCAAACCACCACTCCGCCCCATCGAGCCAGAAGAAATCCGGCTTGTAAGCCGCCAGCTCGGTCATCTGAAGTAGTGTGTAAGTTTTGAACTCGGCCGGGGTGGCGAATTGTAGGGAAATAGAGCCGTCCCTGATGCTGTAATAAAAACCGACCTTCAACCCAGCCGCCCGAGCCTTTATGGCAAACTGCTGCGTGATGTTGTAATTACCGTTGGCGGCGTACCACGTGGTCTGCGTCAAACTTCGCGCCGGTCGTGTCGGATCGCCCACCGACGCCGTTGGAAACATGCACATCCCCCCGTGATGTTTTGTAATCCAGACGGCGTATTTCATTTTAGCCGCCAACGCCGTGGCGATCCATTGATCGATACTCAGGTCAGTCGGGTTAAAGATATTTACGTTCTCGTTTCCCGATTCCACCTCACGATCATTGAAGGTGTTTATGCCGAAATGCAGGAACATCCCGAAACTCGTCGCGACGTATTGTTTTTGCCGGGTGAACATACTGTCCATCCCGCCCCCGACAAATGCCGAGGCCGAACCTGGCAGCAATACCGCAGACGCCGCGCCGGTTAAAAACTTTCTCCGATGCACTAGAAACCGCCGTATGCTTGGATATTGCTTATGGGGGAAGTGCCACTGATGTTGCTGGGCCACACTCCAACTTCGGCAATCAAGCCCAAAAAATGTTCGCTGAAAGACGACGAACCAATTATAATAGCCGCCGGCATTGTATTCGTTCCGGAGTTAAGGCCAGTCGTTATCGACGTGTTGACATGGGCCTGAGACTGGTTGCTGGTCCCCTGAAAGATGCCCATCACGGCGTACCAGGTATTGTCGGAGAGCGTTAAGGTGCTGACGCTTGCCGTGTTGGCTTTCACACGGAGCACCGGCGCGGTGCTGATGGAGAACTCATAGTTACTCCCCGTCACGATACCCTGGACTGCCCCGTGAGACGGAAACTTGATCGCTGCGACAACCGAATGGGGCTGCGCCGTGGTCATCGCGGCGTTGTTAAACTGCAGGCCGGCCCCAAACTGAACGGCGGCGAGATATGATCCTGTCGTCACAACCACAAAAAGCGGCGCAGTGGCGAAAGCCCGCGTCATGTCGTGACCACCGCCCGACTGATCGTACCATTTCGTAATCTTGCAACTGCCCCCTGCCGCAGCCGCGCAGGCAGCCGCGACGGTCAGTCCCCCGCAATAGGTGCCGACCATATCCAGATCGCCGCTGGTGGCGAGTTTCAGCGTACAGACCGCGAGGCCGGCGCCTTGAGACACCAAGTCGGCGACATTCGCCGTCGCCGCGGCCTGAGCGGCGTTATAGGCCCTCATCCCCCACCACCCTGTCGCCCCCGGACTGACATCGCCCGGCCCGGTGTAACCGCCCCCGCCGCCTCCGCCCGTCGAGTGAACCGTGCCTGGCCCCGGCCCCATGCCGCCCTGCGCGAAAACAGCACCAGTCAGCGACAGGAAAAACGCTATGGCTATGCTGATGAGCCGCTTCATCGTGACACGCGCCAGTTCAACGTGATCGCGCCGGGTGTGACTGACGCACTGGTGTTGTTGCAAACCTTGAAGTTGACGTTGTTCGCCGAAGGATAAGCAATGATCGTTAGCATCCCCGCCACCAATGGCACGTAGCCGGTGACCGCCGTTGGATCGCCGTTAAACCCCCAACCGATCACATCCGTCGTTGCCGTGCCCGTTGCTGTCGTCGTCACTGCGGTTGCGCAGGCGGCCGAGCCGATCGCACCAGTACCGAGCACCGAGGTGCCGTTAGCAATCAGCGTGACGTTGCCGCCACCGGCCGCCGAGAACTCAGGCACAACGCGATAATTAGTGCCATCAGATATGACAGCGGCGCACTTAGGAGAACCAACCGTGCCCGCCGGAAGAACATAAGTCGAGGCCCCGCCAATCGTCGACGTGGTTGGCGTAATCGTCTGCGTCCCAGCACCCATGTTGCAGGCGGTGGTGTACCACCCGTTGCCAAAACTTCCCGTCGCCGCGGCAATCGTCGGGTTTTGGTTGGCCGCATTACTCAGGTAGACAACTTTTGTGCGATCCGTGGACTGGAACGCATAATTCGCTCCCAGTTGATCCGACGGAACCGCCGTCGGCGGAATCGCCGTTCCCGTGTACACCGCCACCTGATCGACGGTGCACTTGCGATCCGTCCCGCCTTGCACGCAATAGATTAATTCGGTCCCGCCCAATGTCGACGCCGCCGGCATCGCCGTCACTGTACTATCGGCGGCCTTCAGGATCGGCGCGGCGGCATACAACCATCCCCCGACCATCGCGGCAGCCGCCGCAAACATCAAAAAGCGTCTCATCTCACGTTTCCTTTTTGACCTTGCTGGTTGCATCGGTCTGAAGCAGTGCAGACGTCCCATCGGACAACAGAATATTTCCGGTCGTGCTGCCGCTACTCACGGCCGATATTGCCGCAGTGTCTTTTGCTTCCGTTGCCGCCAGCGCTACGGTGACGACTGTTACCGCAGCGTTGCCCGATATCGCCGCAGCGTCTCTAACCTCGATTGCAGCCATCGTCCCGAGGACGATCGCCACCGCAGCGTCGGCGGTTATGACGGCGGCGTCCCTGGCCTCGGTTGCAACGATCCTCGCGTTGATGCCGACGTCTGGTACCGGAACGGTGAACGGATCCGCCGTCACCCAATTGTTGCCGTGCATCAGCGTCGAGGTGACGCCGCCATAAACGATCCGCAACACGTCGCTGTATTTGCCCTCGGTCAGGTCAAACGTTTTTTCTGCCGGCACGATGATCGCGCACTGCCCAAGGCTGGCGCTCATCACCGAAATCTGCACATCGAACTGGTCGAGCACGGTTTCGCCGTCCTCGTTGACCAGCGCCCACCTGATGTCAGGCGTGCCGGCCAGGTTGAACGGCGCGCCGCTACTGTCGAGCAGCGTGGCGTTGATCTGCCAATCGTCGCCGGCGAACCAGTAATTTTGTGGGTGCGTCGTGCTCACTTATGTCATAGCCCCGCGATCAGGTTCGGCGTTTGGCTTTGCCGCGCCACCAGCTCGAGCTGCGCGGTATCGCGCGCGATCAGGTTTGGCGTCGGCGATTGCATGGCGATCAGATCGCCGGTGGTCTGGTTGATCCGCGCGCTGGAGAAATGCGCGGTGTCCGGCCCCTCGATCGCGACCAGGCTGCCGAACGCATTAGCAAGTGCCCGTAGCGCCGCGACGTCTGGCGCCTCGATCGCTACCAGCGAACCGATCACCAGGTTTTGCACCGCGCCGGCAAAGGCGGCGGTGTCGTTGGCTTCCTGTGCGACCAGCCGGCCGGCGACGCCGGTGACCACGCCGGATATCGCTGCCGTGTCGCCGGCCTCTGTTGCCGCCAGCGTGGCGGTGACAGCCGATAGAACCGCGCCGGCAAAGGCCGCGGTGTCGCTCGCTTCCGTCGCCGCCAGCCGGACGATGGTGCCGGTGACCGCCCCGGATATAACTGCGGCGTCGGCGGCCTCGGTGGCGATCAGCGATCCGCCGACACCCGAGAATATCGAGCCGGTAAACGTCGCGCTGTCGGCGGCTTCCGTCGCGACCAGCGAGCCCGACGCCACGATCGCGGCATTGATCGCGCTGACATCCGCGGCCTCGGTTGCCGCCAGCCGTGCCGGGGTAGCAACGATGGCCGACAGCGCCGAAACGTCGGCGGCCTCGGTCGTGACCAGCGTCGCCGCCCAGGCGGTCGACGCCGTGACCGCGGCAGTGTCCGCAGCTTCTGTCGCCGCCAGCGTACCGGCGACGCCGGTGACCGTGCCTGATATCGCCGCGGTGTCGGCGGCCTCTTGCGCCGTCAGCGTGCAGGCAACACCGGCGCCGACGATCGCCGCATTAAACGCCGCGACGTCCGGCGCTTCCGTTGCCGCCAGCCGCGCGGTGCCGACGATATCGGCACGGATCACCGAAACGTCAGCCGCTTCCGTTGCCGCCAGCCTGGCGAGCCACGTGACAGTGCCGCCGGTTATACTGGCGGTGTCGGCGGCCTCGGTCGCGGCGAGCTGTGCGGTACCGGTGATGCCGGCGTTAATCGCTGCAGTGTCGGCGGCTTCCGTTGCGGCCAGTCGTGCCGACCATGTAACCGTGCCACCAACTATTGCCGCGACGTCGGCGGCCTCGGTGGCGGCCAGTTGGACGACAACGCCGCCCTGCCCGGTAATGGCCGAGACGTCGGCGGCCTCAGTCGTGACCAGCGAACCGCTAACGCCAGAGAATACCGAGCCGGCAAACGCTGCAGTATCGGCGCCTTCGGTCGCCACCAACCGCGCCGGGCTTGCAACTGTTGCCGATAGAGCGGCAACGTCGGCGGCCTCGATCGCGCCGACTTGAACTAGGACGCCGCCCTGCCCGGTAATTGCGGCGGTGTCGTTGGCCTCGGTAGCGACTATCCTGGCGGTGATCCCGGCCGGCGCACCGCCACCGCCTGACAGCGTCGCGAATATCTCGTCTTCTGGAAATTGCAGAAAACAATAGGGGTCGGCATGCAGCGCCAGCACATCTGACGGCGACAGCTCCTTATTCCAGAACGTGACGATGTTAGTGTTGGCGTTAGCCGAGCGCTCCCAGCCCGGCACATACTGGTTGATGACGATCTGCGGACTGATGTAAGTCGGCGCTACCGCCGACGCGCCACCGGATTTAAAAACCTCCTTACCGTTGACGTAGAACGTCGCGTTGCCACCGTTGGCGAACAGATCCAGTTTGAACGTCGCGACCAGTGAAATGAGCTGGCCGAAATACGGCGTTAAATCCGCGGTGCCTGCGCGGCCCTGCGATCCTCCATTATTCCATGCGATTTCCGTCGAGGCATAACTGCTGCCGGTAGTGATAGCCCAGACGAAGTATGGATCTTGATCGCTGTTATTGTAGGTGACGGCAGCCAGTTGACAGAAGCTATCGCCATTGCCGATCAGAACGCCGCGCCAGGCGATCGAGAAGGTTCTGGTATTAGTAAAAACCGCAGGCGCTGGTGCGATCAACCCGCTATTGCCGGTACCCGCTGCAGTCCGAAACGAAACGCCGTCGCGCGTTAAACTGCGGGCGCCCGCGCCTGAGTTGCCGTTGGCGAGGATAGTGTTGCCAACAACGGGGATGCCGCGCAGCAGGCCCGGCATGTAGCAGCCGATGATATTATCCGAGATCGGGTTATCATAATTAACGCGCGGTATGCTGCCGAATGGCCGCGCTCTAGCCCTGATAATGGGGATTTGCATAAGCTAACCCCCTTCAGTATGCCACCGCTACTGAAGCACCCTGAATGATGTTGCCCGTGGCCGGAAGTGACACGCCGGAATGGTTGACGACGAATATCTTATGCGACCACCAAGCCAGCCGCAGGATGCCCGACGCCTGCACCAAATCGTTAGTGGCGTGCGCCGAAACATAGAGCGGGATCATGATATCAGGCGAGCGGGGCAGATCGGTACCCGACACCACCTTTTCGAACGTCGTGCCGCCATCAGGCGAATACAAAAACCACACCGCCAGATAGCCGCCGACCGTCGGTGTGAAAGCGCCGCCGGCCTTGAAATGCGAAATGCCCCAGATGCCGCTGGCCCAATTGGTTTGACTGAAAACGCCCGAGGTGCCGCCGACACTCGACACCGCGCTGGCATTGTTGGCGAGCGCGTTTAGTTCGGTTGTCAGCAGGTTAAACGGCGTCGTCAGAAAGCCGTTGGTGCCAGGTTTTTGCAGGAAATCTGTCATGACAGCCCCGCTGCCTGCACGTCGATCATGGTCAGACCGCCGCCACCATTCGGGTTTTCAGGGTAGCCGTTGACCTTGCACCAGGTTTGCGTGGCGGTTTTAGAAAACGCCGTCAGCGCGGCAATGGTTTTGCTGCTGGTCCCGAAATAGTCTACCACCATGCCCGGCAGCATGTGCGAGACGTTGGCGCTGCCGCCGAGTTGCGGCCCGGTAACGCTACACAGTTGCAAGATGTTGGTTTGCTTATCGACCGGGGTCAACGCTTTGAACTCGGT